TTTTGCTCCTTAGCACAGAACCTATGTTCTATACTATTCTACCAATTCTAGAGGAAATATCCTTACATTTCTGAGAACAGATCTCTGTAAAATCTGCATCAGAAAGAGGCCTATCTCCCCTTACATTAAGGGCTTCCATGATCTTCATACCAAAGCTATCAGTAATAATAAACGTCTTTACCCGTCCATCATAACTTTTCATCCTTACACTTACTTGCGTTTTATCTGAATCAAGTAGTGTGTCCTTAAAACCAACTAAGCTTGTTCTTCTATCTGAAAGTGATTTAATCTTACTTAGAAGGCTCATATCAAAAGGTCGATTTCTTTTATGTGTATAAACAAGAGAAACGCTGTCCCCTTCTTTGATCAAACTATTCGCAATGTCCCTTGATTCAAGATAGTACTTTATCTCTATCCGTTCAATGTCTCTAAACGCCTGTATTGCCTCTTCTTCTATAACAGCCTCTGACTTCATAACAACATTTGGTGCTGCATCAGACAGGTACTGTCTGAATGCCTTTATGGAAACAGTGTCCCCAGCTCCACTTATGGCATGTTCGACACAAAGCAACGCGTAGCCTATACCGGTGTTCTTACATGTCAAAAACACCCTAGTGGTTACAAGTGGTGCTTGGTTATGCGTGATCTCTATGATTTCTTTTGCAGAGTTTGTGTCTACGACCGTTCTGTCTTCTCCAGCCATACCAGACATTACGGTCGCAAGGATTGCTTCGGTGTCAATAACCTTTGGATCATCTAGTCTAAATACCTTTCCTGTATTTTGGTCTCCCGCTAATTGGGTTCTTGATGTACTTACAAATTGATTAAAGTGTTCAATAACTGTTTTGCCGTCAAGATCATGGATATCAAGTATTTCGTCTTTCTTTCTTCGGCGATTGAATACTAACTTATAGACACATAACGTCCTCGCGGCATAAACATCCATACTTATTCACCTTCCACCAACATATTGAGCACTTCTTTTTCACTAATTATCTTGACCCCCGTACGTTCAGCATATTTCTCTGCTGTTTTTACTTTTGTCGTTCTCTCGTCTGAGCAATTAACTAGATGGGTTGTTTTTAAGGTAACCCTTTCTGCCATCGTTGCTCCATTCTCAATAAGCCTTTTTATCAGCTCATTGCGCTCAATAGTCAGTGGCTCACCTGTTATACAGAAGACAAGGCCATCAAGCTGATTGCTTGCAGCCCCTTTCCTAGTAGTTTTAATAATGCACTTTTCGTTTGTAGTAATCTTACGTGCCAACTTTTTCATCTCTTCATAGACCGCATAAGTTGTATAGCAGTCTGTAAGCGCTCGGTGAGCATTGCCATGTTTTCTGACTGATAGCCGCTGAGCAATATCATCTAATTTATACGGCGGAGTAAGAAAGTTCTTTGCAAACGTGAGTGTGTCAAACCAAATAAACTCTGTTGAGTACTTATATCTTGAGAACTGCTGTTCAAGGACTTTTGCATCATAATTAAATACATTGTGCCCGACTAAAGGCATATCGCAGACGAATTCAATAAACTCAGGAATAACGGCGCCCAACTTCGGAGAGTCTTTTACCATGCGATTAGTTATGTGGTTTATTGAAGTTGCATCTGAAGGTATAGGACTGCTCGGTTTTACAAGAGAGCTAAATGTGTCGATGGCTTCTCCATTAACGACTTTGACAGCTCCTATCTCTATAATTTCACAAGTATTCACATCAAGACCAGTAGTTTCCAAGTCAACAACTACATAGGTATCTGGATATTTCGAGAAGTCAAACGAAGTTGCATATGGCTTTAACAGCGACCCATATTTGCGTTGTGATGAAGATCTTGTATTTCGGATCTTCAGATCCGTTGGATGTAATGTCTGCACAGAACGGGAAAGTGTTTTAGATGGCAGACCAGTAGGATTCCGCTGCTTAATCTCCTTACGATGAAATAACAACTTGGCAATAAGGGCTGGAATAGTAATCACAACCCATTTTATGGGGAGCCACCACCAGCTCACAAAAATCCACCATAGGATATTGTGATGATGATTTACCAGTTTTGTCTCTTGCACTACTTGAACCATAATGTTTTCCGAGCCACACTTCTTACATTTCATATTTTTCCATTCTCAAAAAACATACTTTATGGTATCCATCAGAACCGCCATTCATAAGGTATGCAGTACCACACAACGCGTCCGATGACAGTAATAGTCTCTGTGCCTTCGACCCCATAGTCATACACCTTGGATGTGAACGTCGGATCGGTGGAATCTGGCACGAGCTCGAAGCCATTATGGAGTTTCTTTACTCGCTTAATGGTAGCGTCGAACCCATTAACGCAGACGGCATAGGGTTGGCCGTCTCTCTCAACCTCTTCGCATGGATCGACAAGAGCGTAGGAACCGTTAGGAAGGATTCTGTTCATCGACTCGCCTACTACGCGCAAAAGAAACGCATCCGGGAAGTTCCTCTGCACCTCAAGAGGGATCGCATGGGTATCTTCCACCTCGATCATCTCAAGCGGTATTCCAGCGGCAATCGAACCATAGAGAGGAACATCAACAAATGATCCCCGTGCATCCCCTTTGAGTCTCAGACCACGGTAATCGTTGCCGAGTTTTGCAGTATCCCAGTCAATATTCAGCTCACGATAGATGCGATCGGTAAGTTCGGTGCGAGTGTTGGCCAAACCTCGATCAAGTGCGTTGTAGACGGTAGTCGGAGGGACATCAATCTTCTCGGCAAATTTCGGAATACTTCCATATCCATCTTTAACAAGTCTTCGCACAGCTTCTTCCAAGGTTTCCATGCATTTCACCTTTCTTGGTAAGCGGTAACTATGAGATTACCTAAAACAATGAGAAATTTGAATTCATAGTTGTGAAATTACCAAAATAGGTATACTCTCTATTTATTACCAAATACGGTAATTTAGATAGAGAGGTGAGCATGAGTTACCAAAATCTGAAAGCCGAGATTGTCAGACGCAACTATACACAGAAAGAAATCGCCGAATTGCTTGATATGAGTTCGCGAAATCTTTCCTTTAAGTTAAGTGAAAAAGTTCCATTTACAGTTCCTGAAATCAAAATGCTCCAAAAAGGCCTCTTCACGGATGTTTCCCTCGATTATCTCTGCGAAACAGACGGTGATGAGCCTTCTGTTTATGACCAGCTGGCTAATCAGGTTGATGTGATGCGTGAGGCATTCGAGCAGGAGGGCACCTTAAGCCCCGAGTGTGAGCAGACCCTAAACGAGATCGCCGAGAAAGTCGAGCAGATGCGGCAACGCTAACGCTCTTTCCGCTCTGTTTGTACCTTGAAAATGACGCTATGACATATTCCGAGTCACAGGAGGCTCGGCTTGCTTTTGCAATGCTGTCATAGATGAAATACCCAGATATGGCACAAACCGGGGGATCCGGCAGTGTCCGCTATCTGCACGTTGTCGGCTCTCATAAGAAGAACCGTCATTGGATACGCAGACAGGCTGGCAGCCAGCTCCGGCAGGGCTGGACGCCTGTCGGAGCCCAAAGACCTACTAGCGAGACTTCTTCCTCGGAGTCTGTGCTAGTGCGCTACCTGCAGCAGTCTTGGAGATCTTACTAGTCCTCCCGTCACGAAGAACTTTGGAAGCCGCCTTTGCCGCACGCTGTGAGGTCTGTTTAGTGTTTTTAGGCATGAGTATCACCTCCTCTCACGAGGAAGTATACGGCTGCCAGACTATCTGCGTATCCTCCAGATGGGAACTTATGAGGGCGGTTTTTTACTCCTATGGAGGTGAGACATGTGGATGTATTCAACACCGCTGCTCCAATTATAGCTTGGTCGGTATTTTGTTTTCTTATCGGCTTTTTCCTGTTGCAAAAACAAGATGACTAATAGATTGCCCTCACACAGCTACCACTGTGTAAGGGCCTGTCCGAAAGGTTGCCCCCTATGGACTCTGTAATTATACCAGGTAACCCGCTGCCAGTGCATATAGAGAGGGTATCTGAGCCAGCCCACGTATTTCTCACGGTCCCAGAGGTTGCCCGCCTCTTGGGTGTGCACCCAGAGCGCGTGCGCGAATGGACGGAGCGTGAGATTGATCCTCTTCCCGCACTCCATCTTCCAGGGGTCAGAAACAACCGCTATCACCGAGACGCTGTCCTTGCCTGGGCAGCCTCTCTCAAGCCTTTTAACGTTTAGGAGGTGTATATGCCTACAGATGACCTGGCTATCTTTACTAGTGCCCAATTTGGCCAACTAAGAGTTTTCCCAAACGATGCAGAACCTTGGTTTATAGCTCGTGACGTAACCGATTCTCTTGATCTCGACAGGACTGCAATTAGGCGCCTGGATGACGATGAAAAGGGTGTGCGTTTAACACACACCCTTGGCGGTAAGCAGGAAGTAGCCTATGTGACATTTCCGGGACTGCTTTCGCTTACCTTCTCTTCTCGAAAACCTGAAGCCCGTGAATACAAACGCTGGGTCACCCATGAAGTGCTCCCAGCCATACATCAGACCGGCGGATACCTTGCAGCGCGTGCCGATGATTCCCCAGAAGACATACTCGCCCTTGCCCTTAAGGTGGCAGACGCCACTATCAAGCGACGAGACGAGCGTATTCGGCACCTAGAAAGCGAAAGGAGGACTCTTATGCCAAAGGCATGGTTTTATGATGCTGTTACTGAAAGCGACGACACGATCCTTATAGGCGAGCTCGCAAAGCTGATGCGTCAAAACGGTATCGGTATCGGTCAGAACCGGCTTTTTGCCTGGATGCGAGAAAACGGATACCTAGGCAAATACGGAAGTCACAGAAACATCCCTACTCAGTACGCAATGGACATGGAGCTCTTCCGAATCAAGGAATCTACAATCCCACGCTCTGATGGGTCCTCAATGATTAAGCGAACCCCACGAGTGACCGGTAAAGGCCAAACATATTTTCTCAAGAAGCTTAAGGAGGAGTGGCTGTGATTACAAAGGAAGAGCGTCAAGAGGTAGCCGCACGGCTACGTGACGTTAGAATTACACACCGTAAAAATAAAGATGAAATGCTTCTGTGGTATACGTCGCTTTGTCAAGCAGTTGGCGGCAAGAAAGACCCTTGGTATGGGATTTATGCGCTATGCAACCGTTTAGCCGACCTCATAGACCCGACATGTGAGGACATAAGCAAACCACCAAAAGACGGATTTTATCCAGTACCGGTTTTTGAATGCAGCAAATGCAAATGTAAACATATAAGCCCTGACTATGTGCGTTTCTGTCCTAGCTGCGGTGCAAGGGTGGTGAACGTGAATGAAAAATCATGATGACATGGTGCAATACAGAGATGCCATTCTCTTCTGTTTAGTCTTGCTTCTCGCTATCTTCATCGAACCCCTTTTGGACGTTCTCAACCTTTGGGACGTCCTTTTTATTCCATCAATCATCCTTATCGCTTTGATTTATGGCTATGGGGTTTGGTGGCTCTGGTCGCAACTTAAAGCTGAGGAGGGCATATGAGAGAAGCAATTTTGTTGTCGTGTTTGGTAGTTGTGCTCACCTGTGTTATTGCAGCCGGCACTATGAGATGGGACTGATCATGGAACCATTACTTTCCGGAGTTGTAACTCCGGAGGAATTGACTGATTTTAAGCAACAGTCCGCACATCAGGAGCCAAAAGAAGCAGTTGTAAGGCTCTTGGCTCCATCTGGAGGTACTGCACCTCATTCGATTGTGATTCGCTGCCCCATTGAACTTCGCGGCACCTATGAAAAATGGCTCGTAAGTGTAGGAAACCGCAACCAATGGGACGCAGTCGTTAAAAGCTGGCTGGAATAGGAGGCGACAGTGACCGACGAACTCTTACCACCAGCTTTAGACGTAGCCTGTGGCTCAAGGAGCTTTTACTTTGACAAAGAGGATGCGCGCGTACTTAAGTGCGACGCACACCCGAGACGCTGCACACTATGCGATGGACGTACTCTTGCAGTCTCTCCCGACATAGTTGCTGACTTCCGGGAGCTACCTTTCCCGGATAAATCTTTCCACCTGGTAATTTTCGACCCGCCGCATCTTGAGGTTGGCGCTGGCTGGCAAGTTGATAAGTACGGCAAGCTTGACGCGCGTTGTTGGCGCGAGGACTTGAACAAAGGCTTTAGTGAGTGCCTACGAGTTCTCAAGCCTTACGGTGTCCTTGTCTTTAAGTGGTACGAGTATCACATCCCACTCAAAGACGTATTGGCACTTTGCCCAGTACGTCCAATTATCGGTAATCGCCGACCCAAGACGTCAAAGACACACTGGGTGCTTTTTATGAAAGAGCCCAAGAACTAAAGGAGATATAAAAATGCCTAAATATCGTAAAAAGCCCGTCGTTGTAGAAGCCGTGCAGTTAACACCCGACATGGTACCTCCTGATTGGCTTGTGGCCGCACAACAGGCAGGCGTCTTTTGCCAAAGACGAGATGCAGATGGAGACACCTATTGGTTCATCAAGACTCTTGAAGGCGAGATAAAAATCAGTCCTAACGCCTGGATTATCAAAGGCATCAGAGGTGAGCTTTACCCGTGCAAGCCTGATGTCTTTGAGCGGACGTATGAGGATTATGAGCTAGGGAAGGATGCAGAAGCGGCAAACATCCGTGTAATGGGAGATAAAAAAGATTGGCAGACGCTAATTAACACAATCAAAGGTGCACGTATAAAAGCGCTTATAGCTCCAAACTCTCGCGAGCGCTCCATTGTTATCACTAAGTTAGAGGAAGCTCTGATGTGGGCCGAGCATGGCAGAGATGCCGCCATTGCAGTACTGGATGGAGGCCCCAATGAGTGAGCTGTTTGAATTACCAGACTTGTACAAATGCACCTTGGATGAGATAGACAAGCGCATTGAGGAACAGATCATCAAGATGCAAAACCTTACAGCATGCGAATACTGCGTCAGTTGTCATCCACGGAAGCTGCGTCTTAGCAGGATCAAAAACAAGATGGTCGCGATAGTAAGTGGCCGCGATGCGTTCAATCCATATGGGCAAGAGGCCACATATACGCTCGACGCGGAGGAGCTGGACGCGCTTGAAGCGGTTGAAAGAGCGAGGCTTGATAGCCTTCAGGCCGCACGCTCTGAGTTTGAGAAGCGCACCGGGTATACCCGAGAAGAGAAGCGAGGGCACAATGAATCACAAGACCGCTAAGCAACCAGGTGAAGAGCTCACACAGCTGATCTCCAAGCGACCCGATCTACCGATATACAAGATGGGCAAATCGTATTACGGAGAGACCGATGACTGCTTCGTCCTTGAGCTTACCGGCGCCTGCATTGGCGAGTGGTGGGAGCACGAAACTATGGTCTTCGATGACCGCGACGATGTTGTAGACCTCCTTATGAGCGATGGCGATATGAGTGAGCGTGAAGCAGAGGCTACCGTGGACAGCTTGCCGCACGGTGAGTGCATATGGCTTTTGATGGACTACGCGCCCTTATGACTTACCAAGAAGCCCTAGAGAAGCTTGTAGACGATCTCGAAGAGGACTGTGAGCAATTCTGCCTTGCTTGCTGTCATTTCGGATTGATCCTCTCCCGTGATCTCTCAATAGCTCTAAAACCCATCATGAAAGCGATAGAAGATGCAGAAAAAACCAGTCGTGAAAAAGAATGCAAAGGGTGTGTGGTGTTGCCGGCTGTATCTTGGCCGCGACAGCTCCGGCAAGTCGATACAGCCATACGCCTCTTTTCCCATCGCCAAAGACGAAGCCGACGCCCAAGCTATGGCCGAGCTATGGGCCAAAAACCTTACCGCAGACGGTCGCGTCAAGAGTGCCAATCTCGTCGAGCTCTTGTGGGAGTACATCGCTATCAGAAAGCAAAACGGCGTAAGTCCCAATACGGTAAGGCAGTACCGCGGATTCGTCAAAAACCACGTAGGAGCCTTGCTCGGCCACGCTGATGCAAGAAGCCTCAATGCATCTGACTTCACTGCCTTTGAGCAGCGTCTTATGCGCTCACGCCGCGAGGGCGGACATGCCCTCAGCAGGAATAGCACTATCAATGTCCACCACTTCTTAAGGGGCGCTTACGGCTACTTTGTGGCAGCAGGCATCTGCGATACCAACCCGCTTATCAATGCCGCCAAACCCTCCCCTGAGCGCCATGAGGCTATCTCGCTAGAGGAATACAACTTTGCAGAGCTTGACCAGGCCGTGAGTAAAGTCCTACAGGAAGCCTTTGCAGCCAGTGAGTACACCGCCAAGACGGTCTATGCCTTCGCCGCCTGGCTCGCTTTAAGAACCGGCCTTCGCTGCGGGGAGGTCTGTGCGCTTAACCGTAAGGACATAAACCGCTTGCAGGGCTTTATACATGTGGGCGGTACGGTCATTGAGGAGCCAAGAAGAAAGTCCTATAGGCGAGACGTTACGAAAGGCAGGAAGTGCCGCAACGTTTCGATTACAGAGGAGGACATGCGCACAATCACACGCTATATCGATCTACAAACGCGTGCCCTTGCCACTCCTTCGTGGGATCTGCCCTTGATATCGCTTGATGGCTCGTATATGCGTCCCTCTAATGTGTCTCGCGCCTTCAGTTCCCTCAGGCGCTCCCTCAAGCTCCCTAAAGGCATCACCTTCCACACGCTCCGCCACACGCACGCCACCTGGTGTCTGGCAAGCGGCGTTGACTTAAAGACGCTCTCAGAGCGCTTAGGACACGCTGACGAAGCCACAACGTTAAGACTTTATGCGCATGTTCTCCCAGGGCGTGATCGCGCAGCAGCAGAAGCGTTTGAGGGCGCCGTGAAGCGTGTCTCGGGGGTATTTAATCTTGCATGTTAGGTTTTTCAAGGCAGTTGCAATTAGTTGCAATGAGCGGTTTTGGGCAGTTTTTGAAAACCTCAAGATTCAGTTGTTTATCAGTCGTTATATACCTACCCGCTTTTCTTATGACAGATAAGAAGTAATTATCTGTCAATCTATTAGAAAGGACTAATGTTTGATGAAAATATCAGAACCGATGCAGAGTTTAAGGGACGCTCTTTCGGTGCGCCACATTGACTGGGAAGACAAGTCAGATTGCGTAGATCGTGGAAGCTCAGGGCACTATGTAATCGAACGTACACTCTTTCGTAGCGGCAATGAAACTATAAGTGCCATCTATGCCTATAACGAAGACTCCTGCGGCCGCTATGGCCTTACCTACGGCTGGCCTGACATGGTTGAGGTTATGCCCTTAGGTGGCATCGACTACGTAGACCCACAACCAATGACAACAGGTGAAATCCTCGAGCGAATCATATACGCCAACTAGGAAAGGTGAGACAATGAAAAAGCAGGACATGTATGATACAGACGTTATGGCAGCCAGGCCCCTTGAGAGCTTTTTGCACGATTCGAATGCTCACGATGATATGAAGATCAAGCGCGTGCGTTTCCGCCTGGGAAAAGAGGGCGTGTGTACATTCTGGCTCCTCTGTGAAGCTCTGGCACTCACAGATGGTCACATTCTCTCGTACAAAAATGATGAAGACATTTTGACATTGATGGACTATCTTTGGTGCGAGAGTTTCGAAGAAGTCGAGCGCAATTTATCGTGTTTCGCAGACGTTGGACTCATCAATTCCGAGTATTTGCGCGATGGTCGGATTGTATCGGAAAGAATGCTTGAAAACGCCTTTCAGGTTGGAAAAAAGAGAGCGCATGGCGCAAAAGCAGCCGCTTCACGTTGGAAGAAATAAACGCAATAGCTGTGCTTATATACGGCTGCAATGCTCGAGTATATGCACGAGTAATACCAATGGATATGCCCGTATCATCTCATGGGCAATGCAATGATAAAGATAAAGATAAAGACTTAATACTAAACCTTACTAGTAGTAGACGAACATTCGTTCCCATGGTTTAGGAAGAGAAAAAGAACAGGGGTAAGCGATGAGCGAGACGGAGAAAAAGACACAGCGATTTGCCGGAAAGTGGTGCTTTGTTTCGGGGCCAGTAACCGGCATTGAAGAGCGTAACAAGCCTGCCTTTGATGCAGTTGAGAGGTGGCTCCTTCGTGAGGGCGCCAAAGTGGTTTTCAATCCAGTTAGAGCGATAAGCGCCGATAAGAGCTGGGAAGACGCTATGCGGATATGCATTCGGGTACTGACTGAGAATCGCTACGACTGGCTCGTCTGCTTGCCGGGGTCTCTCCGGAGTGCAGGATCTGATCTTGAGCAATATGTTGCTATGAGTATTGGCACGAGGGTCATGCATATTGACCAAACGGTAATCGACAAACTCAAGGGAAAAGCTGGTGTGTGATGGAGTTTTGCGGATACACTTCAGCCAGAGAGTTCTTCGAGGGCGTCAAGACCGCGGCCACAGAAGCTGATAGGACCTGGCACGAGCTCTCTGCGATGCAAGCCGCCGAAGGTGTTAAAGCTCAGAGCTATTCCCCCGTTGTAGCAGTCGGTTCAAACCACGACGCCATGGGGCTTGTGGATAAGCGGATTGACTATGAGCACAAACTCCACCGCCAGCTTGAGCAGGACTATGCACTCATAGGAACTGCCTGCGAGGTGCTCTTTGGTAAGGATTGCAAAGGATCAGGAGGGATTGAGAGCCTGCTCGGCTCTGACTATGCCAGCGTGCTTTACTGGCGCTATATCGGCCACGTGAGCACACGGGAGGTTGCGGGGCTTATGGGATGCTCTGCAGCAACGTGTCTCAGCATGACAAACGTCGCGCTTGAAACCTGCGATTCTCTAGGACTCGATAAGGTTATAGCAGGTACTGAGGCTCGAGGATAATACTTCCATCATCATCCAATTGTATTGGAATTGTGTAGAAATATACAATCCATCTTGCTATATATAGGTAATAGTTATATACTATATACAACAAGAGAGGAGGTGAGAGATGGAAGAAAAGATATGGCAGTTATTCCTCGCAGTCTTCACGGCAGTCGCTACGGTAGCAGTTGAAAAGATTGCAGAGGAAATAAAAAAGTCCCACCCCGACGAAGAGTAAGGACTTTAAGCCAAGGGGTACCAGTTCCAGCTGGTGCCCCGACTGGCTCTAGATTACCACAAAAGGAGCAGACAATGAACAACATAATCCTCATACTGGTAACAGTTGCAGTTACCCATATTGCCTATCGATGGATACGCCGAAAGGAGAGATAGCATGTCAACAAGCGATGCACAGAAGAGAGCTTCAGCAAAGTACCGGAAGCGCAATGTTAAGACAGTGACAATAAACTTCTATCCTTCCGAAGCAGATCTATATAGCTATCTCACCGCACAAAAAAATCGTTCTGGATACATAAAGGACCTTATCAAACAAGATATGGAGAAACCAAGGAGATAGACAAATAAATTCTTTGCTGAACACTTTGAACGCAAATTGTGCAAATATGCTAGTGTGCGACAGTTGTCGGAAGTCAGCGCATCACTTTTAGGTGGTGCGCTTTTTCTTTGGCTTTTAATGGAGGCACCATGGCAAAGAATGTACGGCAGGCCAATGGTAACGCCAGAAGGAAGCTTAGAGCGTGGCTCATGGCCCAGCAGTTGCCTTGTGCAATTTGCGGCGAACCAATTAACTACAGCTTGCCGGCAAAGCATCCAGATGCCTTCGAGATGGACGAAGTCGTACCGGTATCACGATACTGGTTGAGACTATACAACGCTCAGCAGCGCTGTTGGGCAGGGCCCTATGAATCAGGACAGGCGGCAGCCCTGGACCGTGCCAACGTACAGGCTGCTCACAGACATTGTAATCGCGAGAAAAGTAACAAAGTCGTTCATCCCATGAACGCCGGAAAAATATACCGTTCTCGACAGTGGTAAGGGGCGCGTTAACCCTCCCCGCCCAGCTAGTAGCGGCACTCTCGACGGCATAGAGCCATTTTTTCAGACCAGCAAAACAAGGGGTGCACGCCCTCATGTGCACACGTGCACGCTTACAGAAAAGGAGGTGTAATGACGCCACAAAACCCGCTGACCCAGTCAGAAATTGACTACATTCTGAAAGCCAAAGAACAACATGTTCCGAATAAAAAGATTGCGGAGACATTAGGCCGGTCTATCAGGGTCGTGCAGAAGTACGCCGCAAAGTACAGAAAGCGTGAAACAACGGTCAAAGATGCCCTCAAAGAACTGCCCGGCGTCTCGTATGCAGTCCCATTCCGTGAGGGTGAACGACAAAATACCGCCGCACGTCTCAGAGAAGAGCGCAATCTGCTCAGAGAAAGCTTACTTACTGCCGAGACAAGAAACATAGCAACCATCGCAAAAGAGTATCGAGCCGTCTGCATGCAAATTGAAGAGTTGGAGGGAGCAAAGGTCGATGACAAGCAAGACCACGCAGACGATCCGCTTGAGCGCTCCCTCAAACTCATTGTTGGATCCTAGGTATTGCATCCACGAACCCTACCAAAAATCACTGGCGCCGCTCGTGGTTACCCTTGCCGGGCAAGCTGGTATGAAGTTTGCCGGATGGCAACAAAGAGATTTAGAGATCCTTGCTGCCATTGATGACAATCTACAGTTTGTGCAAAGGATTGTCGGCCTTGCCATTCCACGCCAAAACGGCAAGACAACGACCATCATGTGGTATGTGTTAACCCTTGCCATTGTCTTTGGTGCTCGTGTGCTATGGACAGCTCACAACTACTCGACCACGATAAAGACACTCGAAGACTTCCGAGACATCTTGGGAACGAAAGTTCACGATTCTGTTCGTGGCATCAAGTACTTCAATGATCGCCTTTGCAGAGTGTCATCTAAGACGGCGCAGGAAAGCTATACGTTCAAGCCTTATGCAGCCGATAAGAACGAGGGCTTCATTGCCTTCTCAACTCGTACCAAAACGGCAAATCTGGGCAACACCTTTGACATCGTTGTTATCGACGAGGCACAGGAATTGCTTCCTGAGCACGTACAAGCGCTTCTTCCAACGACTTCCAGCGGTCCTTTGGAAAATCCGCAGTACATCTACATGGGGACTCCACGGCGTGCAGGGTCTACGGCTGATAAGTTCGAGAAGATGCGCACACGTGCTCTTTCAGGCATTGATATCGAAGACACATGCTGGATCGAATACGGACTCGAGGAAGTAGGAGATGTATCAGACGAGAGTCGTTGGTACAAGGCCGCTCCTTCGCTTGCCGAAGGCATTGTTAACATCACGGCACTCAGGGCACTTCGCAAACAGATGGATGATCTACAGTTTGCACAGGAGTGCTTGGGTGTATGGCTAACACCGCAAGAGTTTGCAGGAGGAGCCGGAGCACCACTTATTGACAAGACGACGTGGGAAGCCTGCAAAACGCACTGTGCGCCCCAAGGAAAGCCGACAGCCTATGCAGTCAAGTTCTCCGTTGATGGCACATACTTCGCGGTATGCGTGGCTGTCAAAGAAGATGATCACATCCACGTGGAGCTTGTCGATAAGCGTGCCAGTATCGGTGGGAAGAAGGCGCTTGCCGACTTTGTCACAAAACGAGCGCAGACTATGCCGGTAGTGATCGATGGCAAGGCAGGCGCCGAGTCGCTTATCAAGCGCATCGGTGAAGCTGCTCCTGAAGAAAACCTCATAAGCCCGACACCGGCTGATTTGGTAACGGCAAACGTTGACTTTGTCGACGCTGTCAGTGAGCAAACACTTACCTGGTATGAGCCGGACATCCTAGATGAGGATGAAGAAGATGAGTTAACAAAAGCAATAACTCAATCGTATAAACGCCCTATTGGCCGTACCGGCGGCTGGGGCTTTGATGGCGAAGGAGCAGCTGTAGCAGACGCCGCAACCCTCGCTTTTTGGATGGCAAGTCAAGTTGAAGACGAAGAGGCTGGGGAGGTCTACTTCTGATGATTGACAGAGGATTAAGTACGTCTATGGCCGCAGCAGCCAACCTATCGCCTGAAAACCGTGAGACAGTCTTGGAGCTGGTAGAAGTATGGCGCAGGCATTACTACAAAAACCGCCTACGTGACAAATACTATGCCGGAGACGTCAAGGTTAAAGACCTGGGTATCTCGGTATTGCCAGAGATCTCCCGAAAACTTGACCCCAGAATTGACTGGGCTGCTAAGTGCGTCAACTGGTGGGCAGACCGTGTACAGTTTGAAGGCTTTAACTCTACAGATGACCCTACAAAAGACGAGCTCTATACGATCGCTCACCAAAACGATATGGATAACCTGGTTCGCAAGGTCACCATGAGCTCACTTCGCCATTCGGTATCTTTCGTGAGCGTTACAGCCGGTAATACAGAGCTTGGTGAACCTGATGTTGTAGTGTCGGGATATCCGGCCACTGCATCATCCGCCCTTTGGTCTGACGCCCTTAAGCGGATCACAGCAGCGCTTGTGGTTGTTGATGTTGAATATAACCGTTCACACAATATCAAGGCACCCAAGCTGGTATATGTCTTTACTGATACGCAATTCATCATACTGACGCTTGTCGATGGGCGCTGGGTAGCCGACGAGACAGAGCATGCCATGGGACGTGTCCCCGTGGAACAGGTGGCCTACCACGGGACCTTAGAGCACCCCTTTGGCACTTCCCGCATCACTCCGACAGTAATGAGCTTGGTTGATGATGCGCAGCGTGAAATCATGAACATGAGTGCGACAGCAGCCTTTGCGTCTGCCCCGCAAAAGTTTCTTATGGGAGCAGATAAAGAACAAGCGAAAAAGATAGCAGAAACTCCCTTTGGAGCTTTCATAGGATCAACGTTTGTCGGAACACCAAACAAAAACAAGCAGATACCAAACTATGGTCAGCTGCCGCAGCTGACCATGCAGCCACACAGCGACTACATGAGACTATTGGCGTCAATGTTTTCCGATGCTACAAGCGTTCCTCTTTCGTCTCTCAGCTTCACGACCGCTAACCCAACTTCGGCTGATGCAATAATTGCAAGTCAAGAGGACGCCATCATTGACATCAATAGCTACATACTGGCTTGCAAACGTGCCTTCACGAACGTTGCTATTATGGCGCTCTCAGTTGCTCATAACCTGAACTTCTTTGAAGCTCTCAAGACTTATGACATAACGACGCTCTTTGCTAAACCTGAGACACCGTCTCCGGTATCTATGTCTGATGCCGTCACTAAGCGCATAGCTGCTTTTCCGTGGATGGCACAGTCTGACGTACCTCTGCGTGATCTTGGCTACAAAGACGATGAATTGCGTGAACTACAGGCAGATCGTAAACGTTCAGGTGCACAAGATCTCGTCAAAGCAGCAGCACAAAGTGAGTAGGAATGAACATCTCTAAACAGGCTATGAATGCGTATCATAGCAACCTATCCAAGTTGCAGGGGAGCGCAAAGAAGACCTTCGAGAAGCTTGTAAACGCCAGTCTTAAAGTCAATCCTGACATGTCTGATGATGAGTTTATGGAGCTTGTAGGAAACTCTCTTATAAGCACGACTCTCTCATATGGAGATGCTGCAGGGTCAGTAGCCCTTGACTTCTTTGAGGAATATACAGGGCTTGACGCAAAGAATACCGACATTGCAAAGGTTCCATACTTTGTCAACGATAAGTACCGCGAGAAGGTAGCTCAATATGCCGCCAACAATACCTTGCGCGATGATGAGTTTATGGAAGCATGTGGAAACATCTTGCAAAGCGAGGTCTTACAGCAGGCAAACAGAACGATGTCTAATGTTGGTAAACGACATGGCCTAAAGTTTGCTCGTGTGCCGCAAGGTGGCGAGTGTTCATTCTGCGCCATGTTGGCGTCTCGAGGATTTGTATACTCAGAGACTGGCGCCAACTCCCACTATCACAACCACTGCAAGTGCAAGGTGGTTGCTGGCAAACCTGGAACGAAGGTCGGCGGATACGACCATACGAAAACAGAGAAGAGTTTCAATACCATCTGCAAGAATCTCGGTATCAAGGAAAGCCTTGAGGAGGTCGAAAACAACAAAGAGCTGAGAGACCGAGTCCTTGCAGAAGCTGGTAGGAGAAATAAAGACTGGCTCTATAGAGGAGAGGTAACGAAACCTTGGTACATCAAACCGCGTGAGAAGCTATCGGCTGATGAGAAACGCGGGATAGATATCCTCTCTTCAATGGGTTTTAGTCCTGTCGCGCTACCTGAAGATGCACCTGATGGCAGTAAGAACATCGATTTTTGGCTTCGAGATCAGCATCTCTTTGTTGAGCATAAGAATGCAGGTGGTGGTAAACATTCCATTGAGGATAACCTCGGATCCGCTAAAAAGAAATGGGACAACCTGAAATGCGATAAACCAAAAATTGTGATCCTTACAACCGAGGGAAGCACTCGCTCATATGAAGACGACATGAGATCTATCAGGAGGTGCAAAAGATACTATGACGAAGTATGGTACGTCCCCCCAGGAGGAACAGACTTCCTGATTATAAAAAACGAGGGTTGACCCCCCCCATTACTGGGCAGGACCAACCCTGTTGACCACAATATACCACAGTTCCCGCTAGTTTAACGGCAAAACACGAGATTCTGGTTCTTGAGATCTGTGTTCGATTCGCAGGCGGGAAGCCATTATGTGTAACCAACCAGCCGCACGGCTGGTTTTTTATTAGGCCGCACGGCCGGAAAGGGGCAAGAAATGCCAGACCCAACGACAGATCCAGCGCTTGAGCCAACTGCCAATCCGCAAGCTGCACAGCAAGCAGGCGAGAATACGCTCGAATACTGGAAAAGCCAGGCTCGCAAATGGGAGAAGCGCAGCAAGGAAAACTCAAGCGCCCAAGAAGAGCTTGAGCAGCTCAAAAACTCCCAGAGCGCAGCACTTGAAGAGGCACTCAAAAAAGCGAAGACAGCTGAAGAGGAGCTTGCGGCCCTTAAGTCAACGGAAGCAACACGAGCTTTGAAGGCTAAGGTTGCCGCTGATGTCGGCATACCGGAAGCGCTCATCCATGGTGCCACTGAAGAGGAGATGCGCTCTGCTGCAGAGGCTATGGTTGCGTATTTCAAGCCCAAGACGGGGGCAAAGGTCCCCAATCCCGGTAAGTTCACGATGGGAAATCCAAGTGATGATCCCAGACGTGAAGTTGCCGCACAACTGTTTGGCCATACCAACTAACGAAAGGAATCATCATGGCTACCCCGTTTTCTACTACCAACATCAAGCTCCCTTCTCAGGTTGCTGACGAGCTCGTCAGCAAGGTGGCAGACACCTCTGTGATCCAGACGCTCTCCGCCTCATCTCCTGCTATCTTTGCCAACCGCTCCTCTATCCTCTTCACCAAAGATCCTGAGGCGGAAGTCGTCGGCGAGAATACGGCGCATAATCCATCCGAAGTTAAGACAGAGCCTATCGACCACATCATTAAGAAGCTGTCTGTCACGGTTCGTTTCTCCGATGAGGTCCGCTGGGCTGATGAGGACAACCAGCTCAAGATCGTCGACGCCATCGTCGACAAGTCCTCCGCCGCCCTCGGCCGTGGTCTTGACTACGTTGTCTTCCACGCCTTAAATCCACTTACCGGAATGGCCGTTGCCGGCCTGACTGCGCTGACCGCAGGAGCCACTGCAGTGACCGCTACGACTGACGCTGCTGCAGACCTCGATACGATGGCCGACAAGGTAGATCAGGGCTATGATATCTCCGGTCTTGCCCTCTCCAAGACGCAGGCCTCAGCGCTACGTAAGGTCCGTGTCAAGAACACCGGATTGCGTCTCTTCCCCGAGATTCCACTAAACCTTAAGACCGGCTCTGTTGATGGCATCCCGGCTGCAACGTCCAATACCGTTTCCGGTGCCCTTGCTAAGACGCCTACCAAGGTGCTTGCTATCATGGGCGACTTCTCCCTTATCAAATGGGGCATCGTCCGTGATATCAACCTGGAGATCATTGAGACCGGCGACCCTGACGGTCTTGGCGATCTCAAGCGCTTGGGCCAGATCGCCTACCGCGCTGAGGTTGTATACAGCTGGGCTGTTATCGATCCCAAGGGCTTCTCCGTCCTTAAGAGTGCCTAATGGGTGCCAAAAAACCGGAGCGGCCATTTGCCACGCTTGATGATCTCAAGGCTCTTTATCCAACGCTTGAAGACAGCGAGAGGGAGCGGGCTCAAAGCCTGCTCTCTCTTGTCAGCTCGGCCGTAGCGGCACTTTGTGACTGGTCCGACAAGGATCCAGCAGTCCTCAAACTTGTTACTTGTCAGGCAACCATACGAGTCTTACAGGCAGGAGAAGAGACACCCATTGGGGTAACAAGCCAATCTTGGATGGCTTCGCCATTCCAAGGCTCAACGTCATACGCAAACCCTACGGGGGACATCTACTTCACTGCTTTTGAGAAGAACTTGCTTGGCGTTGATGAAGGAGACGTGCTCTATGCAAATCCTCTGCCGAAGGAGTCGTGATGTATCATCCCAAGATGACGTTACTTGTAAAAGAGCGTGTGCCAGCCGGCAAAGACCGACTCGGCAATGAGGTCTTTACGTATACAGAGCCAATACCGGTTGCAGGATGCCTCTTTGCACCTGGTCAACCCAAAGACCTTGTGATAGAGCGCCCTGAAGGCGTTGAGATCAGGGCTACCGCCTACTTTCCTAAAGGGTGGGCAACAAAGCTCCGGAAAGCTCAAGTCAGCCCAAACGGCAAAATGTGGCTTACCGTCATCGGTAAGCCATTTGAGTATCCTTCACAGATGCTGCCGGCCAAATGGCCCTGGCACTGCATGGTACCTCTGGGGGCAACTGATGGCTAAGACATACAGCGCATCCGGACCTCACGGTACGGTGCATCTACGTTATGAGCCAAGCAAGCTTGATGAACTGCTTAAAGGCGACAAGATGCAGCGAAAACTCTTAAGAAAAGCTGAAAAGGTAAGAGATCGCGCAACGTCCATGTATGGAGGACGCCGCTATGGGGCACGTGTGACCGTAGGAAAAAAGCGTGCTCACGGCGTTGTCTATACCGCCGATAGACATGCTATGAGATCAAACGTCTTGCATAACACACTGCAGAAGGCTCTTGGAAACAGTAAAGGATAACTATGATCTTTAGCTCTATGGAGTTTATGGTGAAGTGGGTATCCGAGACGCTCAAAGTCCCCTGCTCGACTAGGGTTCCTCGTGATACTCCGAATACCTTTACTCAGATTGACCGTACCGGCGGAACTATGGATTATCCACATGATAGCCCTGAATACACTGTGTCAATCTGGGCTAAAAGCGAAGCTGAATGTGAGCAGCTTGCTCACGAACTCGCAATCGCACTTAAACTAACTCCCCCTACTGACAAACACATCAACCAGGTTGATGTGCCAAACGTGTTCAGCTATGGGGTGCAAGACGGTGGCTATACCACTTGGCAAGTCACGTTTCAAATGCAAATAAACATCAAAAATGAGGAGGTCTGATTATGGCCGTTGATGCAAGTAAAGTATTAGTCGGTGCTCTTGATCAAGAGACCACGGGAGCTGTTTTGGATGCCCCTGTTGGTACTGTTCTTCCGACTGATGTAACAGGCGCTATTAACGCCGCATTTAAGGATTCGGGCTACGTCGATAGCGATGGTGTACAGCTCACTACCGACTTCTCGACAAAAGACATCACCGAAGCAAATGGTGCAGCGGTGCGACAACTCTTAGAATCGTTTAACGGTGAGATTAAATACACCGAACTCGAAATGAGTGAGCGCTCACTTATCCGCGCCTTTGGCTCCAAGTCGGTAACTACTACTCCCGCAACAAATAGCCACGGCACACAAATCAAGCTCGCCATTGGCGCGCGACTGCCTGAGGTTCGCTCTTGGGTTTACAAGATAAAAGATGGCGCTGCGAAGGTACTAATCGTTATCCCACGCGGGCAGGCAATTCCACCGAGTGAGATGACCTTCCAAGCTTCTGAGCCTATCAAGGTGCCCATCACACTCAAGTGCCAGCGTGATGCCGCCGGCAACAGTATCTATATCTATCTGGACGATGGAGTCGTGACCAAATAATGCTGAAACTCGTAACCAAGCACGCCACACTTGACGTTGAGGTCAACGGTAAGGTGTGCCATATCCCACTTGAGCCGACACTAGCAGATGTACGCCGTGCTGGCATGGTAATGCCTAATGCAGAAAATCTCGAAGCCGTTGAGTGGTTCATCCGCTTTCTTGAACCCTATATGCCTAAGGTAGAAGAGCTCAGTGTTGCCGATTTGTCGGTACTTATGAGTGAGTGGAACAAACTCCGTACAGATGCCGGAGGCGCTACAACGGGGGAATAATAAGTCTCGCGTGTTTGGTTGTCGAGCACGCCGAGGCACTCGAGTATGACCTCATGACAACAACAAGCTTTACTCTGGATGATTTGGGAGGGCGTCTTAGTTTTAGGGCGCTCTCCTCTTTTGTGAAAAGACTTCCCAAAACAAGTGAGACATGGCAAGAACTCAATCCTGAGTATGCCGAGTTTGCAACATGGGAGTCGAGCGCAATCATTCCTCAGCTTCTGGCCACGATTTCCGATCAGATGAACTGGCTGATGTGGCTTTATAGCTCAACCAACTCGACCAAGAAACAACCGAAGCCGAAGCCACTTAAGCGTCCGGGAGTCAAAGAAACAACAAAGCGCTATGGCAAAGACCCAATCCCCATCAGTGAATTTAACGACTGGTGGGACAACAACTAACCCTTATAGGAGGTGAACATGGCTAACACAGAGGTAGGCTCCGGGTACATTTCTATCATTCCTTCCTTAAAAGGGTTTAATAGCAATGCAGCGTTTGGTGCTTTTAGTGGCATGAAGCTTGCTGCCCTCGGTGTAACTGCCTCAGTCGCCGCCATTGGATCGGCAGTTGTTGCTGTCGGAAAACAGGCTTTTGACTCTTATGCAAACTTTGAGCAGCTCTCCGGTGGTGTTCAGAAGATCTTCGGCAGCGCGTCTGACCAGGTAATGAAAAATGCGCAAGACGCCTATGCTATTGCCGGCGTTTCTATGAACCAATACATGGATCAGCTGAATAGCATGGGAGCAGCCCTCAAGCAATCCTTTGGCGGCGATGTCGTCAAGGCAGCTGCAGCCGGCAATATGGCCATTACCGATATGGCAGATAACGCCTCCATCTTCGGAACTAATCTTCAGTCCGTCCAAGATGCCTACCAAGGCTTCGCCAAGCAGAATTACACCATGCTTGACAACTTGAAGCTCGGTTACGGCGGCACGAAGACCGAGATGGAACGTCTCATCAAAGACGCTAACGAGTTTGAAAAGGCAAACGGTCGCGCCGGAGATCTTACGATTGAAAAGTACGGCGATGTAGTCCAGGCAATACATGACATCCAAGAGCAGCAGGGCATTATGGGCAACTCTGCTCATGAGGCATCCGAAACTATTCAAGGTTCTATTCAGACCATGAAGGCAGCCTGGGAAAACTGGTTGACTGCCATCGCTGATCCTAACGGCGATATCGAGGGTATGTCTGAAAAGCTACTTCAGTCAGTAGGAAATGTAGCTAAAAACGTTATCCCCACACTTGTTCGCATAACAAAAGGCCTTGTCGCCGCTCTTCCCGGCGTCATTTCCGGAGTCGGAGAACAGCTCGGAAACCTCATTCGCACAGTCATTGGGAGCATTGACTTCAAGGCGCTTGCCCAAGGTATTGCAGAAGGACTTCGCGGAGCCTTTGACGCTGCAGTATCTCTTCTTGGTTCTCTGCCCGAGCTTGCTGGTGGTATCGCACAAAACTTAAGCGGACTTTTTGAGGGCGTTGACTTAAGTGGTATCGGTACAGATATTGCTGACAGCATCTATAACGGCATTACCGGCTTTATGGATGCCAACAAAGTTGCTATTGACCAGTTTATTGATGTCACCGGTATTGACGTCTATGCGATCTTCGGAGCACTCGAAGAAGAGACCAGCTCCGCCATTGACTTCTTCAGCCAGCTTGGCGAAAGCATCAGCAACGTACTTAGTGACTCTGATGCCATGAACCAGGTCGGTGAGATCTTCCAAAGTGTAGGCGAGATCATCACTACCGTCTTAACAGGGATGATTGATCTTACGGGATCACTCTACAGCATCCTTCAACCCTTTATTGATCCTCTGATTCAGCTTGGTGTTTCTATCCTCCCAGTCATTAACGCAGCTCTAGGTCTGCTCAATGGCGCTTTTAATCTTCTAATATCGGTCCTACAAGGCGTGTTTGCCATGCTCCAACCAGTAGCAAACATACTCGGCGCTGCTTTAAGCGTGGCAATACAGGCGTTGCAGCCGTTACTTTCTGCCGTCAGTGCCAATCTTTCAAACCTTGGTAGTGCCTTTACGATACTGGGCAATATCGCCTACTCAATATTTTCTGCTATTGGCGCTGTCATGTCTGGATTTGCAGCCTTTGCACAGTCGGCGTTTTCTGCCGTATCTAGTGCCCTCTCTGCTGTCGGAGGCGCCTTTAGATCGTTTCAGAGTGCGGTTGGAACCGTTGTTAGCAGTGTGAGGAGTAAGTTCCAGGGATTTGTCGACTTCATCGCCGCTATTCCGGGAAAGATTGTGGGATTCTTCAGCAATATCAGAGTCCCGCAATTCCACATCCCTATTCCAGAGCTACACATTAGTGGAGGCTTCAGCTTGGCACCTCCATCAGTGCCGCATATCGAACTTTCTTGGCACGCAAAAGGAGCAATATTTGATGAGCCTTATGTCTTTCCGGGGCCTGGTGGGCTGCACGGCATTGGTGAAGCTGGACCAGAAGCAGTCCTCCCTATCGACAATCTTAAAGGCTATGTCGTTGATGCTGTCGAAACCGCTGATACCGGACAAATCAACGTTGTAGAAGAGCTCCGAGCACTCCGCGATGACATTCGGAGCTTGAAGATCTACATGGATGGCCGCGAAGTTGGAGGAATTGTTACTCCCTACGTTGATGCAATCCTTGGTGAGAGAAAGGTGGTGGCGTATAGATGACAGCCGAAATTGTCGTAGGCGGTACTCCTCTCTGTAAGACCTACCAATGTTTTCTCACTTCATATAACGATGATCCGCCGGAGCAAAAGGTCTCGCATGTAGAGATACCAGGTTCCGACGGCATCATCGATCTATCTGAGTGGATGGCCGGCAGACCCCTATTTGAGACACGCTCGATTGATTTCACGCTTTATCCGATTGAGTGCGACGGATGGGAAGACATTGAACAGCTTCTTACTGCTCTTAGAAATTATCTGCACGGCAGAACCTATGACTTTACTCTCTCGTGGGACAAACCCTATACCTACCATGGTCGCTTTGAGGTCGTGTCTCAAAAGCTCTACACAAAGACCGTCGGCGTTAAGGTAAAAGTGGCGTGTAATCCCTATAAGTCAAAAGGAGTCTATGAGTGCATCCTCAATGGCGAGCTCGGTAAGACTTATGTGATCGATGGGCCAGCCAAGGAGGTCTCCCCTGTCATAACGTGCACCACTCCTGCGATTATCAATATCAACGGTCAGAGCTTTTCGCTTGATGCCGGATCTTGGATACACGAGGACGCAAAGCTCCATAACGGTAAAAACATCGTGGTTGTGAATACCACGCCAGACTACGGAACGGCTATATGGGATGACTACAAGGGCGATACGTGGGATAAATACGACGGTCTGAGATTCGGCTATATGGCCCGTGCCGGAACCGCACGGCTTAAGAGCATCAAGTGGTCCGCCTATGCAGGCAGGACATGGGGCAGCATACACGGCATGTGGCGTGACAACATCTATGTCGCCGACAACGAATCACATGACGGCAACGACATAACCCTTACCTTTGAATGGAAGGATATCTGATGAGTACCAAGACAAAGAATCTCAAGCTTATAAAACCTGATGTAACCGACGAGGTTACGCAAACCATAAAGGACCTGGCAACAAACTTCGACCTGCTTGATGTCATGTGGCCGGTAGGCAGCATCTACCAGTCTACCAAGCCGACCGACCCCGGAACCTTCCTCGGCGGTACCTGGTCTCCTATCAATGGCGTCTTTTTGCTGGCACAGTCCCAGAAGCATCCCGTAGGCACCACCGGTGGCGAAGAAGAGCACACGCTTACTGTGGCTGAGATGCCTTCACACAACCACGACACCTCTATGCACTACGGTACTGATTGGGGCGGTGGTAACCAGTGGTCAGCGGCATCTTCTGATACACACACTGACTACCGCTTTAGAGTAGACTCGACTGGTGGCAACCAGCCACATAACAACATGCCGCCCTACAGGTCGGTCTTCATGTGGGAGAGGACGGCATAGCCAATGTATGCCATGAACTACGCTGGACAAGTCCTCCACAATCCGCGCACCGATATACAGGTCTTAAGCGCAGAACTAAAAGAAGAGTCGGGACAGTCCCCGACTCTTACTTTTAAGGTGGCACCCACGCACCCGCTTTGGTCTACTTTTGGCCATGATGCAGTCATGGCCATTGAGCGTGAAGTGGAGCTAAAAGAAGTCGAGAGCGGAGAGGTGCTTTTTCGTGGCCGTGTGCGCTCTGTGTCTATGACCATGGACGGCGCAAAGAAGATAGTCTGCGAGGGGTCACTCGCATATCTTAATGACACGACCGTACGGCCTTATAAGACCTACGATACAACTGAGATTGACTGTCCCATCAATGCACCAGCCGAAGCCGACAAGCTGTTTTTGTGGTTCATTGATCAGCACAATGCGCATGTGGCAAACAACTGTGAGCGCTTCCGTGTCGGTATCAATGCCGGCATTAACTACGGATGCCTAAGTCGTGGTACCGGCAGCCGTCCGACCACGGTAAAAGAGATGCGCGATAAGCTCACCAAGCTCTGTGGGGGCTATTTCCGCGTGCGATACGATGATTACGGCTCTTTGATTGACTGGCTACCTTCTCGCGGTGCTGCGGAGTCCACACAAGCCGTGACGCTCGGTAAGAATCTTCTCGACCTCTCAACCGGCTCAGACGGTAAGGATATCTTTACGGCTGTTGTGCCAGTTGGAAAAGCCGGTGAAGGTGAACACGAACACGACGTCACGATCGACGATGGGGAGCAAGACGGCGTGTATGTGGCCGTCAGTCCTGACTACTATATCCTTGATGATGCCATCGTCGATAAGGCTAAAGCAGAGCGCTACGGAGTTATTGAAAAAACCGTCCAGTATCGAGACATAGCCGACAAAAAGCAGCTCGCCGAGAAAGCTATGGCAGAGCTCGCAGCAGCGCGCTTTGATGATGCCATCGAGGTATCGGCTTTTGACCTGCACTATGCAGATAAGGACATCCGGCCTATCAATTTCCTTGAACGCGTGAGTGTTGAAAGTAAACCTCATGGGCTGTCTCGCATGATGCTTTGCGTGGGTCGCACGATTGATATCTGCGATCCCACTCATACCAAGTATAAGTTCGGAACCATTGCATCCACACTCACTAAGGAAGGCACAAGCGCACAAGACGACGCAGACGCTCAACAACGCCGCGTCACGGCGCTCTCAGCGTCCACTCGCACTATCGCGGAGGACACCAAGAAAACCACTATTAAGGTGGCAGAGGTAGACGATCGTGCACTCAAGGCTGATAAGAAAGCCGAGGAAGCCAAAAAGACCGTTGTCAAAGTGGAAGAGCAGGTCACTACGGCGGCTAAGAAAGCGGATGCCGCGACGTCTAAGGTGGAAGAAGTAAGTACCAAAGCCGAGAAGGCAGCACAAGCCGTTACGACAGTCGTATCCGATGTAAAAGCAGCTAAAGCAGCCGCTACTGAAGCCAAAGAAACCGCAGACGCAGCCGGTCAAGAAGCGCATGACGCCAAGACACAAGCCAAGACTGCAGCCACACAAGCTGCAGCAGTAGACGGCAAGGCCACAGAAGCAAAGCAAATAGCCAGTGCGGCGGGACTGGCAGCAACACAAGCAGACGAGACGGCTAAAGCTGCTAAGCAAGCAGTGGACAAGCTCGGTAATGCTTTTAGCACTGATGCAGACGGAGCGCACGTAGGCAGCAAAACAAGCGCTCACACGACAGTTGACCATCAAGGGCTACATGTCATGGACGGTGACACGGAGCAGACCTCTATCACCAAAGGGTTGATTGAGCTCGCAAAGAACAACGTATCGGCTGTCATCAAGCTTTGCGCTGGTGCATTGGTAATTAGCGCGAAGAAGATTAAAGACAGCGTTGGTGAGTGGTTATGTGTCGAATGGCACTCGGAAAGTCTCCGCATTAAAAACGAACAAGATTTTTACGTAACGGCTCTACGAGCCGGAGTTAATGCACTTACTCTCGGCCACAGCTCGCGTATATCCTTTGACGCTGAGCAATACGTTATGAGCTATCACGAAGATGATCCATCGCAGCGTACAGCGGCCGGAAGTTTTGCTCACATGGTAAATCTGCTTACCGTCACGCCATGGGTCACGATGAAGGTAACAGATGGCTCAACTGTCATACCAAAAGCGTATGTCAAATGGCGTATTTATGGTGGGTTCCTGCTCTTGGATGTGTATGTCCCGGCCGGATACTCCGGCGTGCACACCGTCGAGAAGCTTCCGGAGAAGTGGCGTCCAGCTGACAGCAACTACGTCGTACTTGCAACGCAGCAAGCGCAGTCTACAGCTGGCGTATGGGTTGATGGCGTAGACGGCTCATACGGTGATATATGGGTTTACAACAGCAGCTCTGGGTACTGTAGTGGGCTATGCCTTGTCATGCCTAAGGCTTTTGCGTAGGGGAGGTGAAATCACATGGAAGATAGTGAAATCGCCACCGAAGTTGCCAAACTACAAGATCGTGTAGAGATACACGATAGACGGCTTACTGAGCACGGAAAGCAAATAGATCAGCTCCGAATGGACGGTATTGCAGTGCGCACTGAGCTTAATAACATCTCCGCCATGCTCGGAGAGATTAAAGGTGACCTTAAGGAGCTGAAAGAGAGACCGGCCCAGAGCTGGCGAGACGCAATAAAGCAGCTGACACAGCTCGTGATAGCTGCAATTTTTGGTTATTTTTTCAACCGTTTTTCACATTAGAGAAAGGATCAACCATGATCAATTTAACCGTACGTATGAAGAACAAAGCTTTCTGGCTGGCCATTGTGCCGGCTGTCCTACTCTTGGCACAGGTATGCGCGGCACCTTTTGGCTATAAATGGGATTTTGTCGTACTCAATCGGCAGATTGCAGACATTATCAATGCCGCTTTTGCGGTGCTGTCGATTTTGGGCATCGTCAATGACCCGACTACACAGGGTCTTGGCGACTCTGCACGCGCAATGACATACACCAAGCCAAGCGAGAAGCCCACTCATACTGCTATGGAGGGTGGCAATGCTTAAAGGAATTGACGTCTCCGGCTACCAGTCCATAAGTGGCGGTACCTATGACAGCAGCTACGTGGAGACAGCTTACAGCGGCTCTGACTTTGTGATTGCCAAAGCGACGC